CGACTTCGATTTCTGGGGGCAGTTCTTGGTCTGGTGGTGGCAAAGTAACGCCAAGACGTTCCTCCATCTGTTTGCGATAACTGAATCCCAAGTGTTCCGCAATATGGGCTTGCAGTGCCGACATGATTTGCTGCGCTTGTGGGTTCTGCCCAATAGTCTGCGCAATCATCGGGTCTTGCATGAACGATGTATGGGTCGCAATGTGCGCATCGTGATCCTGATGGATGAATGCCTTCATCGGCTTGCCCACCAGTGCAGCCATGTTCTCCGACACTGGGTCACGTGGCTTCTGATCCTCGCTCGTTGGCACAATCTTGTCAGCGTTCTTGATACCCAACACCTCGATCATCTGACGATGCAAGTACGGTAAGTCGTAAATCTGGGGTGCAGACTGCGCCATCTGGAACACAGCTTGGTACTGCACTACACGCTGCGCCATCGTGCTACTGTTCGGGTCACTAACGGGGATCACATCCACCATTGCATAGTCAGACTTGCGTGCGCGAGACAGGCCAGTCTCTGGCTCGTAGGCGTAATCCTCCGGGGCTTCTTCGGAGATGATCTTTTTGAGGAGCTTGAACTCCTGCTTCATCGCGTAGTGCACACGGGCCTGCACCGCCGCCATGGGTTTCAACGTGCGCTCCAACAACGCCAACGTAGTGCCAACCGGAGCATTCGCACTCATATCCGATATGTTCATATCGGCAATCGCACCCAACCGACGACCCTCATCCGTGATCCGTTGTAACAACGCAAGCAGTGTCTGGCTTGGCTCCTTGTATGGGAGCATCATGATGTTGTCTTTTATTGACCCGCTCGGCACGTCTACATCCCGGAACTCGCCCGGAGCAATCGGTGTATCGTCACCCTTTACACGTAAACCCCTAGACTTCAGTCCACCCGGCAAGTTACTCAGGGTGCCTGCATCGACCAGTTGGCGAATCAGACTTGTACCTGCACGGGCGTAACCACCAATAATGTGGATCAGCCCCAGTCCATAGAACCCGAATCCCGGCACATATATGTAGTGCACAAAATGCGTGTCTTTCAGTCGCAGGGGGTCTTCTTCTTCCCAGTTGCGACGCACGGAAAGAACTTCCTGCGTACCACGTTCGATTGTGATGATGTAAGGTTTCGGTAAGTCATCTTCTTTGTCGTCTACACCGTCAATCAGCATGTCGACGCTAATCTCCAACAGTGTGTATCGCTCGTCACTCTGCAGGGTGTACCCGCCTTCCTCAGCTTTCTTTTTCTCTACGTCTGTAGGGAACGACTGTGGCTCACCGAGATCAACATCCCGATAGAAGCCGGTAGCCATCAGCTTCTCCATCTCGTTCTTTGTCTTACGCATGACGTGCGTAACCCGCTCAGCAGTTTCAATATGGGAGGCACCGTAGGGCACAACCACGTCTTCTGCTGATAAGTAAATAGATACTTGGCGTCCCATCAGGGGGTCAAAGTACACCTTCTTGAACGCGCTACCTGCAAGGCCAAGCGAGTACAACATCCGCTCATGCTCGGGGCGATACTCCACCATGCGTTCTGTCAACTGATAGTTCATGTCGTCGCGGACACGCTGCGCAGCTTCTTCTTTCTCCTTAGTAGACTTACCAAGAATCTTTGTCTTGACGGGGCCAGCAGCAGGGAAAGTCTCGCTCATAGTCTCCGCTTGGAACCGAATCGCAGCTTCTGCTAATACCGTCGAATACACACCGCAAGCGTCATCCCACGGCTCAGTGCGTTCCTCGTACTTGAACCCCAATACTTCAAGACCTTTGACAAACGTATCCGCCCATTCTTTGCGTGCTACTACGTCAGCCTCAAATAGCTCGGTCAATTCCCCTGCAAGTGAACTAAGTGCACCTTCATCCATATGTTCTGCAAGGTTAGATTCAAAGTCGCTTTCGCCTTCCGCTTCAACCTCGGCACCAATAATAATTTCTGCCCCACCATCGGGAAGCATACTCACAGTAGTATCTTCACCTTCGTCTAGTGGTATCTCTATATCTATACCTGTAGTCAAGCTATCCAGCCCCTGTGGCGCTGCGTATAGCCCCTTGCTCATCGAATCTGTTGCCATGGTTACTCCTTAGTAGTACCCGCCTTTGCGGGATTTAAAGTATCGAGTTTCTTCTGGCTCGTCGGATGGCAATCGAATAAACCCACCCTGACGAAACCGCATAAGTGCCATTACTGTAGAGTCCACCAAGTCATCGTTGCTCATAAACGGGAACCCTGCAATCTCTTCAACCACCTCTTCTGCCCAGCGGGTCTCGGGTACCCAGCACAGCCCTGACGCAATAATGTCCGCTACAGAGTTTAACCGTGCTAACTTATCACCACTGCCTCTATGTGGTGTGAACTCTCCTACAGGTATACCCGTGCGCCGCATTTCCTGATAAAGCTGTGTACCTGCAGACTTCTTCTCTACGATGAACGCATCCGGCTCCCACTCTTTGTACTCATCAAACGCCAGCTTCTTAAGTTCTGGAAACTCCAGCCGTTTCTTAATAGCATTGAGCAGGATGATGTTATGGCATCCTTCCTGTTCGTTCAGGAACACGCCCCACGTAGTGAGGGCAGTAAAGTCAGCGCGGTTATGGCTTTCGGCTGCAGCGTCCAATGACATGATGATGTACTCGCACGAGGGCGGGGTTTCTTTCTCCCAACGCTTCCACCATTCCCGCTTTACAACCGACGCTTCTTCAGATGTGGGGTTTTGCTGATACTGCGCGTTCCACTGGAACGTAGGCATAGTCGCCTTGGTGCGCAGCAGCGCTGCCATATCAAAGAACTCCGGCCACAGCGGTTTTTGCACAGATGTTCCGTCATCCTGCTCTGCATCCACAATAGCTGGGAACTCAATAACTTCGTACTGGTCAGAGCCTTCGTTCTTAACCATGTCTGCAGTCACGCGCCCGGTCAGGTCATTCTGATGCCACCTAGTTTGAACAATAGCAACTCGTCCACCGGGCATAAGACGGGTTCGTGCGCCGTAGGTAAACCATTCGTAGGCTTTGTCAAACACCTCAAAGTTTCCATTGATGATGTCCTGTTCGTTATGAGGATCATCGACAAGCAACAGATCAGCACCACGACCAGCCAAAGCAGACCCGACACCGCAAGCGAAGTACTCGCCCCCGGCATTAGTGTTCCATCGTCCCGCACTTTTTGAGTCTGCAGCAAGAGTGACATTGGGGAAGATGAGTTTGTAGTCACTTGAGTTGATGATGTTGCGTACTTTCCTACCAAAATCCACAGCTAAATCTGTGGTGTGGGAGACCATAAGTACCTTTTTGCTAGGGTATTTACCCAGAAACCAAGCAGGGAAATAGATGGAAACCATCTGGGATTTGCCATGGCGGGGTGGCATATTGACGCAAATACGGTCTTTATTCCCCTCAGCGATAGCCATAAGCAGTGTTGCCAGCCGTCTGTGGTGCTTGCCTACTATGTAATCAGGCTGCATGTGCTTGCAAAACTCAATCAGATCGTTGGAACACGCCTTTGCAGTGGTGCGCTCGTCCAAAATATCAGCGATTTTGCTTATTTCTGCCTGCTCTTCGGGGGTATACGCGTCCAAATTGTCCAGCATCAGCCGGATTTCTTCTTCCGTGAAGTCGTCAGCCTGAACTTGTAGGGCTTCAGTCATCAAAACCCTCGGATTCTGGCTCGTAAACCGCCGGTGCTACAGATTTTGATGGGCCTAGGCCCATCTCCGCATCTACGTCGATCACATCGTCCCCAATTTCTACTTCGTTTGGGGGTGAATCGGATTTTTGCACCAACCGTTGCAGTTTTGCACGTAGCCGTGCCTTCAGTTCATCTGTAGACTGGTGGGTAATAGTAACTTCTGAGCGTTCCGTAAACAAACCTACGTCTGAATGCTTACCCAAAAGCTCCAATGCACGAATACGGATGCGAGGATCAGGGTTTTGTGACTCTTCAATGAGTCGGTTAGTTACCATGTGGCGTACTTCAAGAGCATGGGTGACCACTGCACGTCCATATTCATCTAGATAAGACCGAATCTGCTTGAGGGATGCCGAGGTAAGCCCCGATGCTTGCATGTTAGATGCAGCAACACTTGTGTTGTGGGGATTACTCGCATACGCCGTGGTTAGTTTGGCAGCAATAGCTGCGTCAACTTCGTTTGGTTCTGCTACTTCCAAACCATGCTCTTCTAATAGGAGGATGGAACGGCATGCAGCCTCGGCCCTTTCTCGCAGGTCGAGGTATGGAATATCAGGGGTGATCTCTACCCCAAATTCTGGTACGAGTTCTAGTGTCATTTGTGCAAGTCCGTGTAGACCGATGCGCAATATTAGCTTAATTTCAAAGGATGTCAAACTTCCCTACCGGGGGGTGTTGTTAATATTTACTATGTGATGTTATAGTTTGATACTTTAAATTAGGGTATAAAAAATTTTTGGGTATAGGCAGTTTCATTTGGTGGGGGGTGGTTGCGCGGAATAGTAGTCCTACAGACTACGGGACTCCTTCACCCTACAAGGGGGGGTCGGGTACGGGTGGGTATGCCACACCCCCACTTTGCCCTGAAATGTTATAGCATGCTATAACAAAGCGTACCAAACCGTATCGGATTGTATCTATTCGTATCGTTTCCCTAGACATAACATCTTATGATGCGTTACAGTTCATCCTATCGGTTCAGACAGCGTTTTGATTGTCTGCCGATTAATCCTCGAAAGGGATTTGTATCATGGCTGAAGTATTTACATTGTCGGTTGAGGCGAACGAAGCGATCACGTCTTACGTGAAGGGTCACGAAGCCCAAACAAAGCGCGATGGGAAGCTTCTAGATATTCTCCAAGCTGAGGGTATTCAGTCCAGCATGCTAGTCGCACCAAGGGGTGACGAGGATCGTACGCTATACGATGCTATTAAGGCATCGGTAGTCGCAGGGTTTGATGCGACAAAGCGCAAGCTGTTGGAGATGCCCACAAAGGGTTTGAGTGATGGGCAGAAGAAGGCAAAGTTTAAGGTGCAACAAAGTGTAGGTGGATGGATGGGCACCTTAAGGCGGGACTTGGCGACGCGTGAGGCCGCAGAGTCCGCAGAGTCCGGTGAAGATAAGACGGACACGAAGTCTACATTTGAGTCACGTCTTAAACGTGACCTAACAAAGTACATCGCGCAGATTCAGGCCCTTAAGGGCGCGCAGTTCACAGTGGTTGAAATGTTAAATCATCTTAGGTCGGCAAGTGCACTGATCAAGTAACCCCCAACCCCCACGAAGCCCCTAGAAATAGGGGCTTTTTTTGTCTCTAAATTTCCCACTATGTACGGCCCGACAACGCTCGGGCTTTGATACCAGTTT